CTTGCTGACGCCAATGCGAGGGTGCGTGCCTTCGAGGAAAAACAGGGCTCTGTTGAACACGAGCAATTTGTCGCTCAACAACGAGAGTTCGACCAAACATTGGATAGTTTGGGAAGCACTGCGTTCGGTAAGTCTACAGAACCTACCGATGCGTCTGTCGCTTTGCGAACAGCAGCGTTCAACTTACTCTACGAACGGAAACAGTCAAACCCCGGAGCTTCCATCTCTGAGCTTTCTCAGATGATTGCAGAAGAGTTCGGGATTCCATCAACCAAAACCCCCCGTGAAAAAGCCGCCCTTCGTGACCAAGCGTCTCGAAGATTAGGTGGTGGACCATCGAAACCAGCAGCAGCGGCTGCGAAAAACCCTGAAGAGGGTATGCGGGCGTTCCTGCAAAAACTCGGTATCGCGGGGCAATAGGAGACAACCTATGCCAGCTTCAGTAACTGGCTCGACCATCCAAGATGTCATGGAGTTCTACTTAGAGAACTACATGGCTAATACTTGGGCGGACGCAGCCCGACCTTATCAGCAGTACACAACTGCTGACGAGTTGTTTACCAAGCGACGTAAGAAGGGTACGATTAGTGAGAAGTGTACCTTCAATCTGAAAGTTCGTTCGGCAGACAACACAGTACCAGATTCGTTCTTTAAAGCAGACTCACTAAACCGTTCTGACCTTGGCGACAAGGGTTCGGTTAATTGGCACTTCCAGAAGACTCACTTCATGGCGGATGCTCGTGAACCTGCGTTGAATAGCGGTAGTGCAGTTCAGATTCTTGACTACATGAAAATGCAAGAATCAGACATGTACGACGGTTTCTTCGAGAAGAACGAAGAATATTTTTGGACATTACCAGCTAGTCCAAACAACGGTTCCAACGGCGACCCACTTCCCTTCGGCGTTCCTTACTGGCTTGTAAGTGACACCACCGAAGAGTTCGGTTTCAACGGCGGTCGTCCGGGTTCATATACGGACGTTGCCGGACTTGATCCTACCGAACACACCAAGTGGAAGAACGGTACGTTCGCTTGGAACAGTGTTTCCAATGACGACTTCTGCCGTAAGCTTTCCGAAGCTATGGATAAGTGTCACTTCCGTCCTGGCAAGCCCATGGGCGAGAAGGTTCCAAATCTTAACTGGGGTTTGTACTCAACTTACAAACCTTACCAAGAGTACCAAGATTTGCTGTACGGCTTGAACGAGAACATCGGCCCAGATGCCGGTAAGTATCGCGGCGGTCGTCCAACGAATGACATCGGTGTTCAGTATTTCCGTGGCGTTCCTTGGACATGGGTTCCTGCGACTACTGAGGTCGGCGGTGTTGCTCGTGACTTGAACGAGTCCATCTATGGAATCAACTGGGACACCTTTAACGTCCAGACATATGGTGATTGGTTCATGAAACGCCACACACCTATCCGTCTTGACGATGCCCATAACACTGTCGTTCAGTGGATGGATACAGGTTACCAAATTTACTGCGATAACCGACGCTCCAACTTTGTTGGTCGACAAGTTACCGCTTCCTCAACCTAAGCCCAAAGGAGTTTTACTATGGCTTTTGGTACATATGACCAAGGCAGTAGCGACAGGGGTCTCTCGACCAAACTCTGGCTCGGGTGTAACCCTGACGTTATTCGCAACGATCCCCGACATGGGATGTTCTTCCTTGATGATTTCACTGATCTGACCGATCTACCCTCCGGTGTTGGTTCTCACCTCACCGACGGTAAGCGGCAGTTAGTTAAAGCCACTTCCGGGTCTCTGGCCCCTACCGATGACGAGAGTTACGGTGTGGGTGCTTTGGCTGCTGGAGCAGCGACGGCTAATCAAGGGGCGACCCTGTTTTACCCCGGCGTCACGATTGCCCCAACCGCTGGGACCACAGTGGTTATGGAGTGTCGTGTAAAGGCCGAAACTATTACAACTGGTCTTCAGTTTTATGCCGGTCTTGTGCTTGCTACTTTGGATACCGCTCCGATAACGGGTGGTGCCATAGCTTCTGGCGCTCAGGACCACGTTGGTTTTTACACCGAAAACAACTTGGTTGTAAAGATCGCAGCCGAGGATGGCGAGTCCGCCAGCGTTAGCTCGACAAACGCTCATACGTTTGCCAGCGGCACTTACGTCAAACTCGGTTTTCGTATCAACGGCGTAGACGACATTGAAGTTTTCGTCGACGGTACAAAGATTGCCAACAGTATCTCAGCAGACAGTATCCCCGAAGACACAACTCTTCGATTGGCTCTGGCTTGCCTTGCTGAAGGTAATGATTCCTCGGTAGCTTCCTTTGATTGGGTAGCTGTCGGCGCATTCTAAACCCCCTCCGTGCGGCCAGTGGGTATCCGATTCAGGGTGCCCGCTGGCTTAGCGCGGTTTTGTTTTAACGGAGGAGTAAGATGGAACTAGAGCTACAACGAAGAGACGGAGTTATCCTCCGTAGTTTCGGTGCTGACACTAGAGACGAAGATTTGATCAAGGAGTGCAACGAACTCCAAAAGATTTGGAAGGGGGCGAACAACGTAGGACCGCTGCCCGACGCAGTGCTACTGATGATCGCCTCTAGATACCAAGCGGACCGACCAAAGGTCAAGAAGGCGGTTGTCGAGCAGGCCGAGGGAATCCCTACGCCTGTGAAGAAAAAGACCCCTAAGAAGGCCACAAATAAGACAGGAACCTAATGGCTCTCGAAGTAACGTATGATGCGTTGAAAGACGAGGTCGCTCGCGAACTTGGGTGGAACCGAAACTGGCGCGAGACCGATGTTTGGTCGGCGGCTCAAAACTCCGACTACGCTCTGATTCTCGACTCAGGTCTCCGCAAGTTTTACAGCGGTGAGATCCCAGGCGAGAACACCGCCCACCAATGGTCCTTCCTGTATCCCTTGGCTGAGATAGAGCTATCCGCAGCTTACTCTACAGGCACCATACAGGCTACAGCCTCTACAACCGTTACCCTATCCGGTGGAACTTGGCCTGCATGGGCTGACGAAGGTGAGTTGTGGTACACGTCGGATGCCGGTGGCGAACAAATAAAAGCTACAATAGCCACTCGATCAAGCGATACGGAGATTCTTTTGGACACAGCTACTGCTGCTGCCGATGTCGCCGCCGCTGGCACTTCTTATAAGTTACGAAGAGTCCATTACAATCTACCTGATGACTTCGCAGGGATGGAATCTGACGGTTTCACTTTCCGAAGAGATCAGCAGTGGCATCTCCCCAGCATCAAACTCGTAGGCGAAGCAGACCTGCGGAGGTTGGATCGTGAGAATAGTGGGGACATCTACCCCCGGTATGCGTCGATCACACCCATCGCTGTAACGAGTTCATCCACCACACGCTGGCAGGTGAGGTTCTTCCCCCTGGCTGATACAGCCTACACCGTAGAGTACCGATACAAGAGTGTTCCTGTAACAACAGGGACACACCCAGCAGGCGGAGCGTTCTACGGAGAAGCGATCACTGCGGCGGTTCTCGATGCGGCTCAACAAAGAATCCATTCATCTAACGAACGACACGCAGATTTCTTGTCGGCGATGCGACAAGCAGTTTTTCACGACAGACGAGCCTTCGCCAAACACACCCTTGGCAAAGGAGTCACAGATAAATCCAGACGTGGGAACACCCTATCGGAGTTTCGGCGAAACACACCCCTAACAAACATAAACTTAAACTGGAGTTAAACAATGAGTGGTCTTAGTAACTTAACTAACAGCTTTAATCTGAAAGCGAGCGGTCGGGGTTTAACCCAACCCGCAAATGAAGGCACGTTGGATCTTCAAGGTCGCGACGGTGGTGTGGTTATCATCACAGCCGCCAATGACTTCGTTCTACCGAAGGCACCAGAAGGAACTATCGTGTACGCAGTAGGCCAAGCCGCCGCCACAATCACAGACACCGCTGGCAGTTCGTTAAGCGTAGCCGTAGCTGACAACGAGATTGGTCTCTTTATCAGCCAGAACAGTGATGGGGCTTGGAGCGGTGTGTTGTTGAAAAGTACCTCGCTGACTTAACGGATATCCATGGCAAAACAACGTGAGCTTTCTATCGCTTTCCCAAGCGGTGGGGTGAGCGAGCGTCATGGGTTCAACAAACAAGCTCCGTTCACCACACCCGACTCCAATAACATCTGGCCTTTCCAATGGGAGACTGGACGTGAAAGGGGAGGGGTACGCCCCGGTATTGTCAGTTCGGGGGGCTCTGTATCGGGCGCTAGGAATTGGTGTGATGCTAACTGGGTCGGCAACAACTCCGTAGCGGTGGTAGGCTCTAGCGGCACGTCTGTTTATACAGGCAGTGGTTGGTCCCTCAAGATAAGTGAATCCCCCGGTACTGACTTTACTTCGTGTGCTACGCATCTTATGTCGTTGTACCAAGCAGAGGGAACTACAAATCACCCGTGTGTCTACCGACCGTTAGATGAAAGCGCAGACAAAGCAGATCTTGTAGCCACTGAGGGTACGGCACCAAAAGGCTGTGGGCTGGTGTCCTCGTGGAACGATAGGCTCGTCCTGGCTGGGGACATAGCAAACCCACAGATCCTCTACATGAGTGCGGTCGGCGACCCCACCGATTGGGACTACTCATCTCCTACGGGGTCTGCTGCCTGGGCAAATAGCTCCTCTGGCACCTCCGGTGCGATCAGTGAGAACATCACGTCACTGATCCACCACAATAGCGACTGTCTCATCGTAGGATGCACAGACAGCATGTACGCCGTAAGGGGCAATCCTGCGGCTGGTGGCTACGTCTACTCTTTGTCTAACGCAGTTGGTCCACTACAACACTCCGCTTGGTGTAAAACGGGTAACGACCACACGGTCATGATGACTCGTGATGGCCTGTACTCAGTGAGACCTGGGTGTGGTGAGCCTCCGGTCAGCATGTCTCGCGAAAACCTTCCGTCATCTCTGGTTGGGATCGATCCTGGTAACGGGGATTCGGTTTCGATTGGCTACGATTCCAGGTGGAGGGGAGTTCACATATATGCGAACTACGA